CGTGCAAGAGCCTGCCGTGCTCGCCATGGGCGACGCGCTGGTTGTGTTCGTCCCGGGCCTCAAGCTCGAATCGCTGAACGTGACCTTCCGCGGCACCACGAGGGGAGCACGCTTCGCGGCCGCGTCGAAGGTCCGCAAGACGCGCGCCTCCGTCGAGTTCCTACTGCGCTCCAGGCTCAGTACTGCCCCCGCGCTGCCACTCACCGTCACCGTGACGCGCGTTGCTCCCGGTCGTGGGCTCGACCCGCACGACAACCTGCCCGGCGCCTGCAAGCACGTGGTGGACGCGATTGCGGCATGGATCGGCATCGATGATCGCGACCCGCGCATAACCTGGCGGTACGACCAGTGCGCGGACGGTAGGACCATCGGGGTCGGCATCCGCGTCGAGGCGAGACGATGACCCCCGCACGATCCGCCGAGATCGCCCGGGAGGCACGCGACCTGTCGCACCTAATGCCCGATCCCGTCGCGACCCGAGCCGACTGCCTGGCCTGCACCGCCTGCGGGGCGACCCTCCCGTACCCGTCCCCGCTCCCCGTGGTCTCGGACTGGCTCGCCGTCCACCGTGGCGAGGCCTGCGCGCGAGGATTGGACGACCGGATGGCCAGGGAGACGTCCGAGCCTGCCCGACGCGTCCTAGGGGCCGTTTTGTGTCAGCAACAATGCGCAACGTTTGGTGGAGGAACAGCATGACCAGGACCGTCGCCGAGCGCATCGCCACCATCGCGGCCAGGTGCCACCGCCGCAGGCTGCTATCGCCCCCTGAGCGGGCCCGAGACCAGGCCAATGGACGGTTGGGCAAGGTCGAGAGGGCACGTGGCCGACGCGCCCAGCTCGAAGAAGAGCGCCCGCACTGGGAGCGCTTGGTCAGTCAGACGGGATCCGTCCTCGAGATCGCCGAGCGGATGGGCTGTTGCACCAGCACTGCGCGTGCCGCGATATGGGACCTGGGTCTCTGGCCGGAACTCGTGCGCAGAAGGGAGCTTGACTCGTGACCACCGACGATATCCTCGAGCTCGAATGGTACTTCGGCGGCGGTGCCGAGGCGGACCTGGGCGTGCGGTCGATCCAGTCCGGGTTTGAATCGACCATGGATCGACTCTCCTGCACTGAGCGGGGAAGGTGCGCACGAGAGACCTGGATCGACGGCGAGGCGGTGTGGCTTGAGGCGGACCAGCCGGCCCGCGAATCGCGTTCCACCTGCTCGGCGAGTGACGACGCGATCGAACGACTCTATCACCGACGATCGAAGCTCGACGTCGCCAGCAAGGTCTTCGCCAGACTCCGACGCATCCGAGCTCGGGAGCGTGCCGTGCTCGAGCTGCACTTCGGTGATCCCACCAGGATCGAAGGCGTCTCGCTCGCCCTACTCTGCCAGACCACGGCGGTGCTCGACGCGACCAGGGTGGTCAACGAGCGTCGGAGGCGAAGGGCAGAGAAGGCTGGGGAAGGCCAGCCGGATGACGTGGGGCCTCGGAGGGCGCTCGAGCGCATGGCGACCTCGCCGAGCCAGCAGGAGAGGGATGCGCTTCGGGTGCTCGCCGCTGAGGCGGTCGATGTGCTGCGGGCTGCGGTAGCGGCGTATGAGAGGGCGCGTTGAGAGCAGTCCAAAGAGAGATCCTCGAGGAGTTCGCCTCAGTCCAATCCCTCGGCGACCCCGTTCCGCACGACCTAGACATCGACCCGTCATGGCTCCGGAAGGAGCGCCGGCGCCAGCGGGACCGAGAGCGCAAGCAGCGGGCCCGCGACGAAATGGCGATCGCCCACGAGATCCTGCGGCGAGCCGCGCTGCGGATGATTCGTGAGGCGGAGGGCGTGCCCGAACTCTGCACCTGTGCCTGCGGGTGCGGACGGGTGTTTCCGGGCAATGCAACGGGCAGACCTCGACGATTCGCTACGGTCATGTGTCGCGTGATTGCATGCATCACTTCGAAGCTGGCGAAACGGAGAAGCGCGGGAACGTAATTCATGTCCGCATAGTAGGGTAGGGATTCGACTCCCTCGGGGAGGGGGTCGGGGGTGGGGCGGGCAGAGTAACTCGCGCTTCGGCGAAGCCGAGAGATACGCTCCAACCTCGTTTCATGGATCGATCGCGCGGAGGCGCTTCGAGATCGGCAGGCGACTGGCCTTGAGGGTTCCGCCGTCTGTCGATCCCGGTGCGCCTCCCCTCGCATCGGGCCTCCACTTCCCAGGGTCGCGCCACGCCGGCCCGGACCGCGCGGACTTCCGCGTCGGAGCGTGGCGATTGAAAAACCCACAACGCGCCGAAAATGCCGCAACGGAAACGTCAACGGTCCAAGGCTAGCCCCAAGGCCATCGCAAACACGAAGCGAAGGAAGCTTGCGCTCGAACTGAGGCTGAAGGGCCTCACCTACGACCAGGTTGGGACGGAGCTTGGGATCTCGACGTCCAGCGCGTGGAAGCACATCCAGGCCGCGCTCAAGGACACTCAGCAGCAGATGGCCGAGACCGCCGAGGACTTGCGAACGCAGCAGGACCAGCGATTGGACATGCTGCTCAACGCTCTGCGCCCAGGCATCGGCGCGGGCGACCCTCAGGCGATCAACGCGGCAATCCGAATCGAGGAACGACGCGCGAAGTTGCGCGGGCTCGATGCTCCGCAGACCACCAAGCAGGAACTCTCCGGCCCAGCCGGTGGCCCGGTGCAGATCTCGACTCCGACGATCTACCTGCCAACGGAGCGTGCAGACTCCGACTCGACAGGGTTGCCGAGCAGCGGCGATGCCGCACCCGAATGACTGGCGGCCAAACCCGGGGCCGCAGGAATACTTCCTCTCGCTGACCTGTCGAGAGGCGCTGTACGGCGGGAGCGCAGGTGGAGGGAAGTCGGCCGCCCTTCTCGTGGACGCTGTTCGCTACGTCGGACGCGGCTACGGGCCGGCGTACAAAGCTCTGCTCCTGCGGCGCACCTTCCCCGAGCTCGAGCGCTCACTCATCCCCGAGTCGAGGTCGCTCTATCGAAGGCTGGGAGGTCGCTACAACGGGCAGCTCCACGTCTGGACCTTCCCGGAGGGTGAGACGGTGTGGCTATCGCATCTCCAGCAGGAGGACGATATCCACGCGCACCAGAGCGCGGAATACCAGTTCGTGGGCTTCGATGAGGTTACGAGCTTCACGGAGGCTCAGTACCTCTACCTCGGATACTCGCGCATGCGATCGTCTCGAGGCGTGCCGCTGCGACTCCGAGCGGGCACGAACCCAGGCAACGATGGGCACGAATGGGTCTTTCGTCGATTCGCTCCATGGCTCGATCCAGAGACGAAGACGAGAGCGAGGCCCGGGCAGGTGCTGCACTTCCTCCGAGACGGCAATGGCGAATCAGTCGTTCCCGTCGGCACCCCCGGAGCTATGGGACGCACCTTCGTCCCGGCCAAGTGCGGCGACAACCCGCACCTGGACAGCGGATACGCGTCAGGGCTCGACATGCTCGACCCGGTGACGCGGGCGCAGCTCAAGGATGGCAACTGGCTGATCAAGCCAGGACGCGGGCTGTACTTCAAGCGTCAGTGGTTCGAGGTTGTTGACGCGACACCGGCCAACGCCGTTCGGGTTCGATACTGGGACCGAGCCGGTACGGGCGAGACCGAAGCTGCAAAGCGTCGCTCCTCGGACCCTGACTGGACCGTGGGCCTCCTGCTCGCGAAGGCGGGCGGCATCTACTACGTCGAAGACGTCAATCGATTTCGCGGCACGCCTGGCGAAGTGCAGGCCGAGATCCTTCGGACGGCGGCGAACGACGGTAAGCACGTCCAGGTGGCCCTCGAGCAGGACCCGGGGCAGGCCGGCAAGTTCGAGATCGCCACGTACGTTGGACTGCTCGACGGTTTAAACGTGCGGTCCTACCCGGCGCGGGAGGACAAGATCACCCGCGCACAACCGGCCAGCGCGCAGGCCGAGCATGGCAACTTCAAGCTCCTACGTGGAGCGTGGAACAAGCTCTTTGTGGAAGAGCTCGAGGCATTCCCCGAGGGCGCCCACGACGACCAGGTCGACGCCCTGAGCGGTGCGCACAACTCGATGCGAACCGTGGTCGACAACTCCCCAGCGGTTCGATTCACGCGCAAGTCACAACTCGACGACGCAGGATACTGATACCCGAATGGCCATCATCCCCCAGCAGTTGATCAGGTGGGCACTTGACGAGAAGTACCCATATCACTGGGGCGCGATGATGACCATTGCGGTCGTCACCTCCCGGTTGCGTGAGTGCGAGAAGGGCAATCGGGCGCAGTGGGTCGACATGCTGTCCGAGCTGCGAGAGGCAGACGGCCACGCGCACGCCGTGCTGTGCAAGCGCTTCACGAAGGTCTCCTCGGCGCCGTGGGAGATCGTGCCGGCCAAGGTCGAAGGCGAAGCTGAGCGGGCCAACGCCGAACTGATTGCGGCCTTCGTCACGGTTGCGATCGAACGGATTGCACGGTGGAAGCAGCACGTGCATGGACTCTGCTGGGCTGGCTTCTCCGGCGCAAGCGCTCGTGAGATCATGTGGCGCAAGGACCCCGACGGCGTGTTCGTGGACAAGCTCCTGCTCGTCCACTCCAGGCGCATCGGATACGGAGACAACTTCGTTCCGTACATCACGAACGGGTCATTCCTCGCCGAGTCGCTGAAGCCCTCCGACTACCCGGGCAAGTTCATCCTGAACATCGTTGCCACTGCAGATGAGTCGCCGACGCGCACCGGGCTTGGTCGCGTGCTCGCCTATTGGATGGCGTTCAAGCGCTTCGACAACCGCGAGTCGATGAACTACATCGAGCGGTTCGGAAAGCCCTTCCCGATCGCCAAGTGGAAGACGGGGCGCGCGGACTCTGGCGTTGCCACCGAGGCGGAACAGGACAGCGCGAAGGAGCTCGTGCAGGATGTCGGTCGAGGCTCCCAGCCTGGATGGGCTGGGCCCGACACGATCGACTTCAACCTTGTCGGGCCCACCGGCTCATCGTCGGGAGGCTCGGGCGAGAACGTGCCGCACAAGTGGCACATCGAGCTTTGCAACTCGGAGATCTCCAAGATCGTGGCCGGTGGGGACCTCAACACGGAGTCGCAGACCAGCGGCTCGAGGGCTCTCGGTGACTCGCAGTCAGATGATGCCGAGTCATTGCACATCGATGACGCTGGGCAGCTTGACGAGACCATCACGAACGACCTCGTGAAGTGGATCGTGCTCTACAACTTCGGGCCCGACGCGGCTCGCAAGTGGTGCCCCAGGTACCACACGATCGTTGAGAGCGGCGAGGATGTGAAGGCCAACGCCGATGTGCTGGACGTGGCGCACAACAAGCTCGGTGTGCCCATCCCAACGGCGTTCGCGCGAGAGAAGCTGTCGATCCCGAAGCCTGCCGACGGGGAAGAGATCCTGGGCGAGACCGAAGAGCCAGAGACGAAGTCCGCGCCTCCCGTGGACGAAGGCGAAGACGAGGAAGCCAACACCAACACCAACGGCGCGGACGAGAACGATCCGCCGGAGACCGAGCAATGAGCGCAACCACGTACCCGACGACACTCGACACCTTTGCCCAGCAGGCCGCCACGGAAGAGGAGCGGGACAAGGTCACCACCGCCGTCTCTGCCATCCAGGCCAAGCTCGGCACTGGCACGACCACCATCTCGACCACCGTAGCGTCGCTCAATACTCGCCTGTCCGCGGACGAGAGCGTGGGCGAGCTTTCGAGCGCGGCCGTGTACAACTCCCTGACCACGCGGGTGAGCACCGAGGAGTCGACTCGAACGCTCGCGGATGCGTCGCTCACCACGCTTGCGAGCACGAACCTGTCGACCTCGACGGCGGCGGACACGTCGCTCACCACCCGCGTGTCGACCTCGGAGAGCGACACGGCGAGCACCGACGCATCCCTCGCTGTCATCGACAGCACCAACCTGTCGGCCCTCACCAGCTCCGACGTGTCGCTGACCACCAGGGTCAGCACCGAGGAGAGCACTCGTGCGAGCGCCGACGCTTCCCTCGTGGTCGTGGACAGCGCCGTACTCTCGACCGCTGCCAGCGCCACCGCATCGCTCGTGGTCGTCACGAGCACGAACCTCTCGACCCGGACCAGTGCGGACGCGTCCCTTGCGGTCGTCGACAGCGCGAACCTCTCGACGCTCACGAGTTCGGTGGTGTCGCTCACCACGCGCCTGAGTTCCGAGGAGTCGAAGCTCTCCTCGCACATCGTGGCGGGCCACTGATGCAAGACCGCCCCACCGTCGGACTGACCTTCTTCCTCCGGGAGAAGGAGTCCATCTGGAACAACGGCGCCGCGCAGAACTGCGTGTTCCTGCTGCGCATGCTCCGCGAGTCCGGCATGGTGGGGTGCGTGCTCGCGCTCAACGGCGGCGAGTCAAAGGTCCCAGACAAGGCGCTGATGCTCGACGGGCTCGACATCGAGTTCGTTCCTATCGCAGAAGCGATTGACCAGGTGGACGTGCTCATCGAAGCCGCTGCCCAGGTCAGCGCGGAGAACGTCGAGCGCGTGCATGCGCGGGGCGGCAAGGCTGTCGCGTTTCGGTTCGGAAACGCCTACGCGATCGAGACCGAGCGGGCCATTCACGACAAGAAGCCGGGGGCGATCGTCAACGGCGCCCGGTTCGACGAGGTCTGGACGAATCCTCAGCACGTCAACACGTGCGCATCCTACTGGGAGGCTGTCTTCCGCTGCCCGGTGCGCGTGCTCCCGCACGTGTGGATGCCGACGTTCGCGAACAAGGCCGTGTCGGAGTTCCCCGAGGGGCTCGCCTTCGGCTACCAGCCTGGGCGCACTGCAAAGCGGATCGGCACGTTCGAGCCGAACATCAACCTCGTCAAGACGGCAATCGTCCCGCTCCTCGCCTGCGAGCTTCTCTACCGCAGGCACCCGGAACTGGTGGGCGACGTCTACATCACGAACTCGCTGCACCTCAAGGAGCACCTCACGTTCCAGTCGATGGCGAGCCACCTCGACATCGTGCGGGCACACGTTGCCTCGTTCGAGGGGCGATTCAACACTCCGTTCTTCATGGCTCGGTACTGCGATGTGATGCTCGCGCACCAGTGGGAAAACGGCTTGAACTACGCCTACTACGACGCACTGCACGGCGGGTATCCGCTCGTGCACAACTCGGACCTGCTCCCCGATGGCGTGGGTTATCGCTACGACGGGTTCGACGCGCACGACGCGGCGGCAGTGCTCCAGCACGTGGCACAGCACCACGACGCCGAGCACGAGGACTACGAGCGGCGGGCCTCTCGGTTCCTCTGCCACGAAGTGAACGCGCTCGCTCCGCAGAACGTTGCGGCCTACGAACGCGCGCTGGTCGACCTGGTCGAGGCCCGCGCGGCAGCCTGACCCATGACTGTATCGGCACTTCGAAGCGTCGCTGAGGGCAACGCGGAGAAGCTGTCCGAGGCGATTGACGGATTCGCGCTCAAGGCCCTCAGCGTCTACACGGAGCTCGCCGAACGAGCTCTCGAGCCGGGTGTCGGCAAGGCTCTCGCCTCCGGCATCCACACCGTGCTCGAGGAGGCCAGGCGCTGGGGTCACGTGGCCGGTGCTGGCGACGTGCTCGACGAGCTCAAGGCGATCGCGCCAAAGGCCCGACTCAACCTCAGCGCATCCGGTCCTCCGACCCGCAGCACGGTCGACGGCTACGTGCAGAGCGCGGTCGATGAAGCGACGTCGAAGGCGCAAGCCGCGGCAGACTCGGACTTCGGGCAGGCCTTCATCGATGCGTCCTATCGCGCCGTGGTCCTCATCGAGGATCAGGTGGTGCGTGAGTACGAGCGGTCGAAGGCTGCAGCGTACAATGACCTCGAGCGGCTCGACGACAACCCGGACCGCGGGTTCCTCGTAGCTCGGGACGCCGGGCAGCTTCGGAGCATCCGCGCTGACTCGGCTGTAGCCATGGTGGCGAAGCGCAGGAGCGAGGTCAACGACGCGCGGACCTGCAACGTGTGCAGGCAGGAAGACGGGCAGCTCCGGCTACTCGGACAGACCTTCACGGCACCGATTCCAGCGCACCCGAGGTGCCGAGGGATCAGCCATCTATGGGCCGTCGGTTGGCCCTGGGAAGACGAAAGCAAGGCGATGAGCGACATTCTCACACGGTGGGTATCGACGATCGATATCCGAGCCGTGCAGATCGACGAGGCCGCGCGGACGATCCGGAACGTGGTCGTGAGCGATGAGACTGTCGACTCGCACGACTCGATCATCCGAGCGGCGGGCTGGGACTTTGCGCGGTACGCGAAGAACCCGGTCCTCCTGTGGGCGCACAGTGGAGCGCGAGGACTCGACGCCCCGGATCCCGAGGACGTGTTGGGTCAAGCGCAGAACGTCCGAGTCGATGGAACGCGCGTGCTCGCGGACTTCGTCTTCTTCAAGAAGGGACTCAACCCGCGCGCCGACCTGGTCTTCGACGAGATGGTCGAGGGCGGGCTTCGGGGCGTCTCGGTCGGCTTCAAGGAGCGTGAGTATCACTTCGAGAAGCGGGACGGCGGAGGCGAGATCCTGATCATCGACTCGGCAATGCTGGTCGAGATCAGCGTGCTTCCGGTGGGGAGCAATGAGAACGCGTTGGCAAGGGCATTCAGAGCCGCGCAGTGCGGCTCGGACACGGAGAACAACATGAGTACGAAGCAAACGGAAGTGGCTCAGGCTGCAACCGTCGCGCTGCCGCCGGAGCTTGCATCCGTGACCGGAGCCGCGACCATCGAGGCTGCTGTGCGCAGGTACGAAGAGCAAGCGCAGCACGTCGCCGAGCTCGAGCTCAAGCTCGACAAGGCAACCAAGGATGCCGAGGCCGCGACCACGCGAGCCGTTGCGGCGGAGAAGACGATCGCCGATCGCATCGAGTCGGAGACCGTGGCCGAGGTCGACGCGCTGATCAAGGTCGGCCGCATCTCCGAGGAAAAGCGCACCTTCGCGCTCAACCTCGCTCGCAAGGACTTCGAGGCGTTCCGGGGTCTGTACCCGGTGGAGCCCATTGCTCCGCTCGCTCCGATGCTCCGACAGATCACGAAGGAAACGCCCGCCGAGACGCAGGTTCAGACGCAGGTCGAGAACCCGATCGTCAAGCGTGCAGCGGAGCTCATCGCCGGGGGCGCCGAGTACACCGCAGCCTGGAATCAGGCCATCAAGGAAAGCCACAACGCGGCCGTCTGAGCCGCATGAGGAGAAGTCACCATGGCTCAGTACGCTGAAGTCGCGCTCCCGGGATTCGAGTCCCGGACGCTCCAGACCGTGTTCAACAACGCAGCGACGGCGATCCCTGACAAGACCGCCGTGCTGTACGAGACCGTGAGCGGCTACGAGCACGCGGTGGTCATCCCGACCGCCAGTGCCGGCGTCGCTCGTACAGCGGGCATCGCAGTCGGCGCGATTGCCGCTGGCGCCTGGGGCGTCATCTGCGTCAAGGGCCCCGCGCTGGCGATTGCCGGCGGAGCTCTTGCCACCGGAGCTCACGTCATGATCTCCGACACCACCGCGCACATGGGCGAGGCCAAGGCCATCGTCACGAGCGCGACGAGTGAGTCGCTCGGACACACGCTCACCGCGGCTGCCGCGCAGGGCGACACGTTCGTGGTCGACGTCCACCCCGACATCATCACCAAGGCCGCGAGCTGAGCCTAGGAGCTGAAGACATGCAAGCAAGAATCGTCAAGGTGAGCGGGCCGAACGGTGAGGTGTTCGAGCTCGACATGACCAACGAGACCGTCCGCGGCCCTGGTGGCTGGAAGGTCGACACGCGCACGCTGGCGCAGAGCGACGTTCACGTCGCGGCCGCGCTGCCCAACTTCGCCGCAGGCTTCGGTCGCAATCAGGACCAGGCCATTGCGGACATCATCTGTCCGCCCGTGCTGGTGGGCAAGCCCTCGGGCAAGTACCACGAGTGGTCTTCGAATGACCTCTTCAACACCGTCACCGACGACGAGGTCTCGGGCGACGCGGAGATCAAGACGGTCAGCCCGACCCTGTCGAACAGCACCTATTCGTGCGTCGACCGCGGGCTCGCGTCCTTCGTCAACAACAACATCGTGATGGCCGCGGACGCTGCGATCGATCCGGCCATGGCGTCGGTCCGTCGCGTGCTCAACGCGATGAACATCCGGCGCGAGATCCGGACTGCCGCTCTTGCCCTCGACAACGCCACCACGTTCTTGAGCTACAAGACCACGCTCGGCGCCACCGCGAAGTGGAACGGCGGCTCTGCGTCGGATCCCGTCGCGAACATCTTCACCGCGATGGAGACGATGTACAAGCCATGCACGCACATCGGGATGAGCGAGCGCACCTGGCACTCGATGATCCTGAATGCCCAGGTGCAGAAGCTTTCGATGTACAAGGAAGCTCCGACGATTGCCAACCCGGCAGAGATCGCGGCCCGCCTTGGGCTCGAGGGCGTCAAGTTCGTCATCGGTCGGATGAAGCACAAGAGTCCGACCGCCGGCACCATCGGGTACACCTGGGGCAACGACGTCATCTGTCTGCACATCCCGCCAGGCGCTGACTCGGACGAGGAAGAGATCCCGACGATTCGCACCTTCCGCTGGGCCGCTCCCGGGTCCGTGCAGGGCTGGGAAGTGCGCGAGTGGGACGTGCCTGGCAAGGGCCAGCGTGGCGGCCGCATGATCGCGGTCGTGACCTCCGAGGTCCAGCAGGCCGTGTCGGCTGCGACGGGCCACCTCATCGTCGGAGCCTACCAGTGAACGAGCAGCAGAAGAGGGAGCTGGCGAAGACGCGCCCGGCTCCTGCTGCGCCTGCTCGCAAGCTGGTGGCGACAAGTCGCGTCTTCTATTCCTCGGCGACCAAGGGCCCGACGCTGGCGCAAGCCGGCGACGAGATCGATCCGGTCGACGCGGACTTCAGTCGGCTGCTCGATCTCGGGCTGGTCGAGGAGACCTGAATGGCATTCTGCACGCAAGCAGATGTGGTCGAGGAAGTCGGGACGACGCTTGTCGCCCAGCTCTGTTCCGACGGAGCCGGGGGCATCAGCGCCACGCTCGTTACCGGCCGCATCGCCCGTGCAGATGCCGACATCAAGTCCGTGCTCGGGCCGCAATTCAACCTTGATGACGTCGACGCGTCGACCGCCGACATCATCAAGTACTGCTCGGTCGACATCTCTGTGTTCTACATGTACGAGCGTAAGCCTGAGTTCCGTCGTGGGACCGCAGACGGGAAGAACCCGGAGCAGTCCAGATACGACCGAGCGATGGGCACCGTGCGTGAGATCAAGAGCGGTCAGCGGGACATGGGACGGGAGACCGCTCCAACGCTGTCTTCCGCTGGCGCCGGAGGGACCGTCTACGCCTCGACTCAGCGATTCATCGTCGAAGAGGACGAGGCCACCGACGGGCCTTGTGGCGGGTACTGATGCGCATCATCATCGACGGCAGGCAGACGGCCAATGACCTCCACGGTCTGCGGCGTGAGATGTCTGGTGCCGTCGCACGCGAATGGGACCGGCTCTCCGACGAGGCCGCCGACTTCATGCGCGGGACCGGATCGCAAGGGCGGTTCTTCAATCGCACCGGGCGGCTTCGGTCCTCGATGCGCGGATCGTCCTCGAACTCGAGGATGTTCAACTTCTTCGCCAAGGTGGAGGCGACGGCGCCCTACGCCCTCTTCGTCGACGAAGGCACTCGCGCCCACGTCATCGTTCCGCGCAATGCTCCTCGCCTGGTCTTCTTCTGGGCGAGGGTGAATCGGTGGGTGTACGCGACGAAGGTCAAGCACCCGGGCACCACCGGGCGGTTCTTCTCGAGACGCACCCAGCGGGCGTTCATCCGCCCATTCCACGACCGGTCCCAGGCCGCGATTGACAGGGTAGCGGGGCGCTCATGAGCCGCACCAAGGCTCTCTACGGTAACGCGGCAATCCCGCCCGCCACCGGGGCCGCGGCCGCGTCTTTGCTCCCGACCTGTGACCCAGCCCTGAGCGGGCTCGCAAGCGTGTTTCAGGCCGCCCTGCGCGCCAAGCTGGACACAGCCTGGAGGGCAGCGGCGCAGTCCTTCGGATCCGAGGAAGGGAACCACGTGGTCAACTCCACTGTGGTGCTCGCTGACCCGGACATCTCCGATGAGGCGCGTCTCACCTGGACCTGGCCTGTGCTCGTCATGTGGCGGGTCAACGAGCGATTCGCCGACCGCACGCTCGTATGGGATGGGCAGGAGTCCGAGGTGGCGATGGTCTACGCGCTGCCTCCCATGTCCAAGGAGTTCGCGGACCGGCTGGGGCACATCCGCAAGGCTGTGGTCCGCACCCTCCGTGCTGTGATTGAGCAGCAGGGAGACGCGAGCTACGACGCTGAGGACAACTTCCTCGAGGACCTCGGGATCGAAGCCCTCTCGCTCACCGAAGCCACCTACGGAGCCGCGTTCGACGATGCCGGGCTGAGCCAAGTGCACCTCGGCGTGGACATGACACTGGTTCTCAAAGAGATCGAGGAGCCCTACACGGCAGACCTCGTCGACACCACAAGTATCACAGCCAACATCGCGTTCGAAGACGACTCGGGCGACCTCGAGCACGTCATCGATCTGGACGTCGATCCGACGGAGTGACCAACATGAAGATGATGCAAGTGCTCGCCGCTCCCGGCGTGGCGGTGCTGGACTATGCGTTCTGCAAGGCGCATGGCCGGTTCCGGCTCACCGGTCGCAAGCTGGTGGAGATCAAGGAACCCGAACTTCGGCAGGCCGCGGCCAACGGATCGGAGCTGTACGTCGGTCACAGCGGAGAGCTGGCGTTGCCGTCGGAGCTCGCCGGAGCCGATGTCATCGTGCGCCAGCGTAGGCCCGTCGACCCCGGAGACGTCTACTACGTCGAGGCGTGGGTGCTCAATGCAGAGCCCAGCCATGTTCCCGCGATGGGCGAGGCCGGGGAGTACTACCGCGGGCGCGTGCTCGAGGGCGGGCTTCTGCCAGCCAACGAGGAGACCGCGCGGCTGTGCGGCATTCCGTTCAACAAGACTCCAGCGGTTTCGATCCCGTCGAAGGCCGCAAAGAAGGGCGGTGAGTGATGGGATCCCTTGCTCTGTCGCTGACCGGCGTTGCGGCCAACTGGCTTGTGCCGCAAACGCTCATTCAGGTTTCGTTCGCCCAGGGCGTCCTGCTCGGCGACCCGAGTACGCCGAAGGTGCTCATCACGGGCGTCAAGACGACGTCGGGTAGCGCGACGGTCAACACGCAGGTCTATGGCCCGGAGTACACGTCGGACGAGGCGAGCGTGATCGCTCTCTTCGGCACCGGCTCGGCTCCCCACCGCGCGTGGAAGCGGTTCACCAAGTTTTGCCGCACCGCTCCGATCTACATGCTCGCCGTGACGGAGTCCGCGGGTGTGCAGGCTTCTGACACCATCACGTTCGCGACTGCGGCGACCGGGGCGGGCTCGGTCAAGTACACGGTTTGCGGCGAGCTCATCGAGGTTGCGTTCCAGTCCGGGGCTGCGTTCGACACCGGCATCGCCGCCGACTTCACGGCTGCGATCAACGCGAAGACGCACCTCCCGATCACGGCAGCTCGAGTCGATGGAGTCGTGACGGTCACCTACAGGACCAAGGGCACAATCGGCAACTGGGTCAGGCACCGCGCGACCATCACCGCTGGCGTTGGGACCACGGTCACCGTTGCCCACGCCGTACTCGCCTCCGGAGCAACCGACGAGGTCTACACGACCGCGCTCGCGACCATCCTTGCGACGAAATACGATTACATCGTTCCGTGCATCTCCCCGACCGGCACGAGCAACGCGAACGTGGCGCTGTTCGACACGCAGCTCACCACGCAGGCCTACGCCACGAGCGGCATCAGGCAGCAGTTCATCGGCGCGACTGCGGAGTCGCTGTCGAACATGTCCACCTACGTGGTGGCCTACAACAACCCGCGGTTCTCGTTTGCGTGGCAAGAGAACAGCGAGTTCGAGCCCTACGAGCTCGCCGCTGAACTCGCCGCGATCCGGTACAACTCCGAGACGGGCGCCGATCCGGGCGTGAGTTACGACGGATACGGTTCGGGCATCCAAGACGCCTGGGATGTGCCTGCGCAGTACTCGACGGCCGACCGACCCACCGCGGTGGAGGTCAACACGGCCCTCGGCGTGGGCGCCACCCCGATTGCCACCGACGCGGCAGGGAACACCTACCTCGTCATGTCCTGCACCGCAGCGGGGGCAGACCCGCGCATCAGGGACACCTGCAAGGTCACCGTCTCTGACGCGTTCGCCGCAGACCTCAACTCTCGCTCGTCCTCGATGTGGGCGCGAAGCAAGCTCGCTGACGACGAGGCCGACGGCGCCAAGCCGTACCCGACGATCGTGCTCACCCCCACGCGGCTCAAGGACCTCACGATCGCGCCGCTCCTTCGCACCTACCGGGACGCGTCGCTGCTGGTCAATGTCGACGGCACTGCCGGGTCCATCGCATCGACGGCCACAGGCATCGACCCGACCGTGACGACGCGGATCAACGCGCGCATTCCGATCGAGGTCACGCCGCTGAACCATCAGATGCAATTCCTCATCAACGAAGTCTCTTCGGGCTGAAAGGGCTAAGCCATGGCACTCCAGAAGTATGCGAACGGGAAGATGTTCCTGTTCAACGAGGATGGGGCCGGTGGTCTGGTCGCCCAGGCCGTCAGCTTCTCGATCGACTACGCAACGAACGACACCGCCGCAGTCACGCTCGCCGACGGCTTCTCTGGCATCCAGCCTGGGGCCGAGACCACGAACGTGAGCGTCGAGAACCTGATCCCGCGCACCGGGATCGAGTTCGACTACTTCACGTGGGCGCAGCAGCGCAAGGTCATGGAGCTGACTGGCTACATGGGAGCGAGCAAGGTCACCGTGAAGGGCTTCATCTCGGGCGTCGGAGCGAACGTCGCCCTGGGTGACGTCAAGGCCACCTTCCAGCTCATGGCTGGCACCCCGGAGATGGGATAACACATGGGCTTCGACCCGATGGCGAAGGGCAAGGCGGCGTCTCCACTTCCCAAGGACGTGGAACCCGCCAAGCTCTTTCTTGCCATGCTCGAGAGCGCCCGGCCCCACGAGCGTCTGCCGTGGGTGCGCATGGGCGAGGACGGCAAACCCCTCGGCTACTTCATCTGCCAGGTACTCACGCAGCAGGAGATCGACCGCTGCAAGGGAGACGCGGAGAAGCACACGCGGCGCATCCTGGGCGAGTCGAACGACGGCGACAAGGAAGCAGTCAAGGCGGTCAACCAGGAGGCGTGGCGAGGCATCTACAACTCGGCGCTCATGGTCGAGCTACTCGGCTACGCCTGCCGCGACGAGGACGATGTTCGCAAGCCGCTGTATCGCGATCCAGACGACATCCGGAAGACGCTCAGCGGCGACGAGATCACGCAGCTCTACGACGGATACGAAACCCTCCAGTTCCGCAAGGGCCCGCTCTTCCGGATGCTCACCACCGAAGAGGTCGAGTGGTGGATCGAAGCCCTCAAGGAGGGAGCGGAGCACGTCCCTTTCGGGCAACTCTCGCACGGTCAGTGCGTTCAGTTGATCGTTTCTTTGGCCGCCCGGTTGTCGACCTCTACGACTGGCAGATCCTCGCCTGGTTCGGAATCTGCCGATGGATCGAGTTCGACGACAAGCGACGAGGAAGCAAGTAGCTGATGGCAGTCGCCCCGGTCCGCGTGCGCTTCGTTTCGGACGGTGGCAGGGAAGTCCTGCACGTGTTCGACTCGCTCGAGAAGCGTGCGCGCGACGTGGCGAACGTGCAGATCAGGGAGGCGCAGAGGGCCGCGAGAACATCGACGCAAGCGGCAAGGGCGTCTGCCCATGGCGCTGGCCCGTACCGTGGCCGGTCTGTGGCCGACGACGAAGCTCGCATGGCTCGTCTGAGGGAGAAGCAATCCGCTCGGATGGACAAGATCAAGGAACGCTCCGCGATCATGGCCGGCAAGCACGCCAAGCAGGCCGCGGACGCCGAGATCAGGGAAGCGAACAGGGCCGCGCGCGAGACAGCGAAGGCTGCGGCGTTGGTATCGAAGCAGCGCCGGCAGATGGTCATGGGCGCCGCCGGAGCAGTCGGGCGGGCCGGGAGAGGCACGCTCAGCACGGTTGGCGGGCTTGCGGGTGGCATCGGCGCCACGGCTGGCACCTACGCGATCGGCTCGGCGGTCATGAGTGCGATGAGCCTCGAAGAGAAGGCCGCTCTGCTCGCCAACAGCGCCTCGATGGGTGGCATCGCGCCCGACCAAAACAAGCTCATGTCCGACGCTCGGAACGTGGCCACCACGACCGGATACAAGGCCGAGGACGTGATGGACGCGATGAGCACCGTGTCGGCCAAGGCCGGCGCGACTGGCCTGGCGGCGTTCCGTCAGAACCTGGCTGATGTGGCAACAACGGCAAAGGCCGCTGGCGTGTCCATGGATGATATGGGCAGCGTCTACGCCGCTGCGTTCAAGGCAGGAGTCGCCCCGGGTGAAGAGATCCAGCAGCTCATGCGCGATCTCGTGCAGCAGGGCAAGGCGGGCTCGGTGGAGTTCGCGGACCTTGCATCTGAGCTCGCGCGTCTCGGCGGCGCCGGCAAGAAGTTCGGCAACGGCGCAGACATGCTGCGCAAGGTCAGCGGCTGGGCGCAGCTTGCGGTGGAGTCGAAGGTCAGCCCGGAGGAATCGCGTACAGCGGTCGTCGACATGCTGCGCGAGTTCACGATGGCCGAGAAGATCAAGGGCATGAAGGACCTCGGTGTCACCGTGACCAAGGGCGACAAGCTCAACGATCCTGCACTCATCATGGCGGACCTGATTGCCGGCATCGAGGGTGGGAAGCAGTTCGGCGGACCCAAGGGCAAGAAGTATGGCGGAAAGACCAGCGACGAGAAGCTTGGCGCCTACGGGTACATGTTCACCGGCTCGTCCAACGACCTTGCGCTAGGACTTCGTGACACCTTCTCGAAGGCTGGCGGGGGCGAAGCTGGGCGCAATGCGGTACTCGCGCGCATCCGCGCAGCAGAGACGCCGCTCGGGCCCGACGGCAAGCCGGCCACCTACTCCGCCTCGGATCGGGACAAGGAATACGAGCGGGTGATGGGCACGACCAAGGCCCAGGTGGACGTGTCGATCGAGAAGTTCAAGGCGGAGATCTCAAAGCTTCTGCCGGAGTTCGCGAGGATGCTCCCCGACATCCTCCGGCTCTCGCAGGGCTTCGCCAAGCTCGCCGTGTGGGTGAGCAAGAATCCGTTCGAGGGGCTTGGTGTGCTGTTCGGAGCCAAGCTTGCGACGGAGATCGGGCGGGCCGCGATCCCTGGAGTCATGCAGCGAGGCGTCGAGGCGATGATGTCTGCGAGTCTTCAGGGTGGTGTGTTCAACGTGAAGAACATGCAGGCGCTGGGCGCGATCGGGCTCGTCGCGACAACGGTCTACCTCACCGGGAAGAGCGTCATCGACGAGGTGAACGATCTCGGAGACGAGGCTGGTAAGGGAAAGTTCGCCGCCGACATCGAGGCCTTCAACCTGCACAAGAAGGTGCAGCGACAGGGCGGGAAGGCGACCGAGGCAGACGTCGCAAAGGCTCGCGAGTTGACGGCTTCACTCGACCAGAAGAAGACCATCGGAAGCGAATACGTCGGCGGCACGATGGGCAAGGTTGCTGACGAGGCGCTGGATCTAACCGGGTTTGGGCCCGCGCTGAACATGCTGTTTCAGTCCGCTGAAAAGTCCTCCGCTGGTCTCGCCGGCAACGCAGCAGAGCTCGAGAAGACTCGCTCCATGCTCGCCGCGGTGGCAGCGGCCGGGGACAAGGCCACGGCGAGCCTGAACAACATCGGAGCGCCCACGGCTCCCGGGAATCCTTCTCGCAACACGCCGATCTCCAACCGCTGACCCATGCCCAACCTCGGACCACGCCACCCGTATGACACGCTCGGCACGCTGCTGCCGCTGTCGTGGCGCGGTATCGAGATCCCGTGCTACAGCACGGACCTGGACGTGGCCCACCGGCTCACGGAGCACAATCAGTACGGGGTGGCCGGCGGGTATCAGGAGAACGGCTTCCGATCGTCTGGCGTGTTCACATTCAAGCTTCTGCTGCGCAACGGGATCTCGGGGTACAAGTTCATGTACCCGGAGATCTTCCGCGATGTGCTCGATGCGCTCTACGACTCATCGGCCGGCACGCTCGTGCATCCGGAGTTCGGCGAGCTGCAGTGCAAGGTCTCGACGTTTTCCGTTCATTGGGACCCGACCAAGCGCGACGGTGCGGACATTGATGTCACTTGGAAGGAGCACATCGAAGGTCCAGGCCAGGGGCTCGAGAACGCCCCGCTCAACACCTCGGGCGCCGTGAGCTTTGTGGACCTGACCGCGTCCGCGAGAGAGATTGACGTGGAGTGGGAGGACGACGAGGGCTCGAACCCGCTCGACGTACTCTCCGGCCTCGAGGGGCGTCTGCTCATGGCGCAGATGGACGTGGCCGCGCAAATCGCCAAGCTCGGCGACGCGATCTCCGCCGTCAACAACGTGATCGACACCCTCGAGTCCGTGAGCGATCCGAAGGCCTGGGGCGTGAGCAATGCGGCGAAGGAGATACTGACCGCGCTAGGTGACACGCTGGCGAATGTCACTCCGGACAAGCGCAAGCGTATCACCCAGAAGGTGAGCGACCAGCGCCAGCCGGTCTCGAAAGCGGCCGGTAAGTGGAGCATGTCGACCGAGGACTTCCTGATGCTGAATCCTTCCTCCGCGCTCACCGGGTATCTCGAGAACGGGGACGAGTTCTTCGTCTTCGAGGCGTCCTGATGCCCGACGGCAAGGTGGTCGTCCGCATCGACGACAAGGTGGAGCTCGAGCAGTGGTCCGACTACACCTTCGACTCGGACTTCCTGACCCCGGCGGACGCTTTCTCCGTGACGTTCGGCACGGCAAAGGAGTGGAGTCGAATCAGCGAGGCGGTAAAGCCCGATGTGCCCGTGACCGTCACGGTCGACGGGGCACTGCAGTGCACGGGGTGGATCGACTCGGTCAGGGCGCAGACCAGCGCGAGCTCGACCATGGTGACCATCACGGGCCGAGACATCTGCAAGCCGCTCGTGGACGCGAACATCCACCCGGATACGCCGTTCAAGGACGTATCACTCGCCGAGCTCGTGCAGACCGTCGTCGACCAGATCTACTGGAACTTCGATGCGGGCGGGCGCTACACGCCGTTCCGCCCGAACGTCATCTACGACAACGAGGCCAATCGCAAGCTCCTCAGCGGCACGGCGATCGACGGCAAGGCGAAGAGCGCCGGCGCTGAGACCAAGCGCATCGAGTACGTCCGCCCGCAGGCCAACGAGGGAGCCTTCGACTTCCTCGCCCGCAACCTCCGCCGGTTCGGCCTCTGGCTGTGGGGCACAGCGGACGGGCAGCTCGTGATCAGCTCCCCATCCTACTCGCAGAAGCCGAGCTACCTGCTCAGCCGCAAGCTCGGGGACAAGATCGTGCAGGTCCTCGACGCCACCTATTCGCTGGACCGCACGAGCGTCCCGAGCCACGTCTTCGTCCGAGGCAAGGCGGGCGGGAAAGAGTTCGCCACGAAGACCGTGCAGGGGACCAAGTGGGACCTCGACTGGCGGCTCTACAAGCCGCTCTACGTGGTCCACGACAACGCCACAACGGCCGCAGAGGCCCTCGCGTTCGCGATCCAGGAGATGAGCGCCAAGATGCAAAGCGCCGAGGTCTACGAGTGCACCGTGCTCGGGCACACCGACCCGGTGACAGGCTCGGTCTACGCCGTTGACACCATTGCGACGGTGCAGGATGAGCCGCTGGGCGTCTTCAAGGACATGTGGATCGCGCAGCGCACATTCCGCCGGTCGTCCGGCGGCCAGACAACGACGCAGCTTCGATTGCTCCCGCTGGGGGCAATCCAGTTCTCGGATGTGGACGCGCCATGAGTGCCTTTGGCTCACTCCTCGAGGTACTGACCGTCAAGCGCACGGAGCTCATCGGCAAGCTCGGAACCATCGTCTCCGTGTTCGCAGAGACGCCAGAGAAGGATCCGGATGACCCATCCGGGGTTGTGGCGGACGAGGTCTCCGAGCCCTCCGAGTGGTGGCAACACTACGGCTTCGTCTCTCGCCCGCCGGACGGGTCGGAGTATCTCACCCTTCGCGTGGGCGCGACCATTGTCGCCTTCGCCTCTCGTGCGCTCGCTTTCGCCGACGCGTACGGCAAGCTCGGCAAGGGCGACGTCGGCCTGTACAGCGTTGGGAAGAACACCCTCAGGCTCGCCGCGGGCGGCTCGATCTCGATGCTAGTACCCGACGCGCGAGGCAAGCAGATCGTCTTCCGTATCGACCCCAAGGGCTCGTTCAAGATCATGCTCGGCAACGGGTTCTTCATGGAGTTGAGCGAGGAGAACGGTTTCGCCGTCTCGACGCCGGACAAGAACATCAACCTAGCCGGCAAGGACATCATCGTTACGGGCAACGCTCTGATCAACAACAGTGGAGTGCTCCAGACGACACGCACCGCGGGCCTCCCGCTCGCCACGGGCCCAATCACCAAGCCGAACCCGGGACTCTTGATCTGATGTCGCTCTGCAAGTTCGCCTTCCCGCGCATCGCCATCCCGTCGATCTCGCTCTCGCTGCCGTCGTTCTCTTTGCCCATGTTCAGTCTGGAGCTGCCGGAGTTCGGCTTGTCGTTCTCGATTCGCATCCCGATCCCATCGATCAGCCTGTCCCTCCCGAGCATCAGCCTGCCCATGTTTTCACTCGACCTGCCCGACCTTGGACTGAGCTTCAGCATCCGGATTCCGATCCCGTCGATCTCGCTCGCCATCCCGACGATCGCGATCCCGTGGCCGACGATCCCGACGTGCCCGCTCGACCTGGTGGAGGAGTGATGGCGGGCGGCGGGACAGCTCCCTGCGGGTCGATGCCAGGAGGCACGGAGTACGTGACCGCCAGCGGGCCGCTCGCCGAGACCATCGACGGCGTGCCGCAGATGGGCGGGGTGACAAGCTCCGAGGTCGACGACGACACGAACGACTACGTGATTGACGCCTACGGCAATGAGACGGCCTGGGGCGACGAGCAGCAGAGGGTCTACCTCCTGCTCAAAAACAGCCGCGGCTCGCTCAAGGCGGACCCGACGATCGGCCTCAAGAAGCCCACGAAGATCGGCCCGAACGTGAGCAAGCAGGTGGACTCGTACGTGCGTGAAGCGCTGATGCCCGCCACGAGCGACGGATCGATCGTCATCGAGTCGATCGAGACCATCGTGGAAGGAACGCGCCTCTTCGCGCTCGTGAGCTGGCGAAGCCTCAAGACCTGGAAGGCGTGGGACACGAAGTCCCTCGTCGGGTGACCCAATGGCAGACGAAATCACACGGCTGGAACTCCCATCGCTTGCCGAGCTCCGCGACGGGTACTGCCTCGACGTCGCCCGCCTCGTGCCAGGCAAGAACGTCGCCCGCGGCTCTGACACCTACGCCCGTGCGACCGCTGTTGCCGCGGCCGCTCAGATGATCCTGGCGCGGCAAGTGGCCCTCCAGGACGCGCAGATGCCAGATGCTTCCTACGGCGCGGACCTCGACCGGCTCTGCACCCAGCGCGGAGTGGTGGTCAGCTACGGCGCCGGGGCCACCGGCTACGTGCTCGCCGACTGTTCCGGGACAGTGACCTACCCGGTCGACACCGAGATCAAGGTCAGCGGGCTGCGGTACAAGGTCGCGACCACGAGCACGGTGGTCGACGGCGACCAGATCCCGATCGTCGGAGTCGACGTCGGGAAGCGCACGAATCAGGTGGCCGGCACGGTCATGACGTGGACCTCCCCGCCTGCAGGGTCCAACGCAACGGCCTCGGTCGACGTCGATGGTCTGCGGTTCGGCACCGACGCGGACAACGACGCAGCGAAGAGGCGCAAGCTCCAGGACGTCATCAAGTACCCGCCCCGCGACAGCAACTGGGCGCAGATCGCCAAGGACGCGCAGGACTCGAGCGGGGCGATCGAGAAGGCCTTCCCGTACCCCGCCGTCTACGGGCCCTGCACCATGCATGTGGCAATCACGGTCGCCGCGGACGCTGAGGAGCAGTACACCCGGGCGGCCACCGGCACGCTCCAGCTCCTGGCCGCCAACGCCATCACGTCGAAGCACCCGGAGCATGCGGACCTGACGATGACGACGGTGACCGACTGGGACATCGACATTATCCTGAAGGTCCAGATCCCGGAGCCGAAGAGCGCCGGGGGCAACGGTGGCGGGTGGAAGGACGACACCACGATCCGATGGCCAAGGACGGTCAACGCGGCAAGCCCGAACGCGGTCAGGCTGGCCGCTGCCCCGACCAACCCGAAGCAGATCTCCGTCACGAGCGACGTTGCGCCCGTGACAGAGGCCTACATTGCGCTATGGAGCTCGACGCAGAAGAAGCTCGTGCGCTCACGCATCTACGCGCAGAGCGGTGCGGGCCCGTACACGATTGACCTCTACGACCCGATCGACATCACCATGTTCATCTCGGGCGATTGGGTCATGGCTGACGCGGAGCACCTCGACGAGTACTGCGCGGCCGTCGCCGAGTCCTTCGCCGGACTCGGGCCGAGCGAGAAGACCACGGACGCGAACATCCTTCCGCGGGCGGCCAGGCACCCGAAGGCAACCGCGGAGTGGCCCACGGACTTCTCGAGCAAGCAAACGGACAAACTCTCCACGACCTTCGAAGAGATCTCTCACGTGGCGTTCTACAAGGCCTTTGACTCGACGCCTACCACCTACTCCGCGCTGCCGATCGCGTGCCCTGACAACACCACCACGGGCGCAGCTCCGTACTGTCTGCGACTCGGCAAGATCGCCTTCTACGAGGTGTGACCCATGGGACAACTCCCTGACATTCTGAGCGCGGACGATTGCGGCCTCCCGAAGTCGAATCGAAGCTTCGTTGCCAACCCGACCACTGACGTGTCCTACGAGGAATACGAGTCAGCGGTGGTTGGTGTGATGTCGCAGTCCCACACGGCTGCGCGGGCTCACGTGCTCGTGGACGCGGACGCCGGGGGCAACGAGACCATCACCACGCATGATGCGGTGTGGGGTGGAACGGTCGGCGTCAAGCCCGTGCTGGCGCGGTCCGGAGCGGGCGTCTACACGCTCACCTGGGCAGCGGCCTACGACGACCTCAACCCGACCCCGGCGCGGGTGGTCTCGCACGCAACGAACATCCGGTTCGCTCAGGCCACAATCGCGGAGAACGCGGCGGGCATGATTGCCTGCACCTGGACAGCGAACGTGCTCACGGTCCGCACCTGGAACGCGGCTGGGGCCGCCACCGACATCGACTTCGTGGCAACGGTGTTCTGATGGCGATCGGCTCCTGGGCATCCCCGTTTGCTCTCATCCTTGGGGGCGACGCGTACGCGCGCGGCGAGGAGATCTTCCGCATCCTACGGGAGAACTTCGGCGACGCGTGGGCGCAGACAGCCGAGGATGGAAACGTTGCGGCCAACGTGGCAGAGGACATCGCGGCTGCGCGCGTGCTGCTCATCGCGGATCGCTACGTCGAGCGCTGGCGCTACCAGTCCGACCCAAGCACGATGGACCAGGAGTTCGTGCAGCGATGGGAGGCAATCCTTGGGATCGCTCCGTCAACGTCGCAGACCTGGAACGATCGACGAAGGACGCTCAAAGCCCGCCTGTCGAGCAAGGAAAACGGCTTCGCCACGATCGCATCGGACGCGTTCTTCCCGTGGGAGACGCACATCCACTACACGCCAAACGCATCAGCGGTGAAGTGGTGGCCGGGCGGGACGTCGACCGCGGACCTCTTCTGGTACTCGACCGTGGCCCACATCGTCGTCGAGTACGTCGTTCCGGTCACTGCGACGCAGGCCGAGATCAACGCAAGGACGGAGGCGTGTATCGAAGCTCTCGATGCAGCGGCCCCCGCGTGGGTGACCTTCAGCATGAGCGCGACGCAGAGCTACGGCACCAACTCCGGCGTGTTCGGCTTCTTCCTCGACCAACCCAACCTGGACGTGTCGGCATTCTCGTCCTGAGGCAAGCACCATGACGTTCTCTCGAGCCAACGCGGCCACCTGGGGCATGAACGAGATCATGTCGTCGGCTCAGGCCAACATCATCGACCTGAACCAGTCGCGGGCGGTCGATGGGAACGCGGGCGGGAGCTACAACCCATCGGCGCCGATCATCGTCGCAACCGGGAAGCTCCAGGCCGAGCCGGCCGCGGCCGACATCGAGTTTCAGGCCGAGTACGTGGACCACAAGAGTCATTCGGCGACACGGATCTACCCGGTGCACGACTGCGTGATTGGCTCGAGATTTATCGTCGAGACGACGAACATCCGACTGCTGCAAAACGACGTCACGAGCGCCGGGGGCGCGGCTCGCGTGTTTCGGATCGAGCCCGTTGTCGGGACCATGACCGATCTGTTCGTCTACCTCAAGGGCGCAGCGGGGCACGGTGCACTGCCCGGAACCATGCCTTCGATGACGCTCATCGAGGACGTGCCCGGCGTGAGCTCGACCACCGTTGTCGCTCAGACCTATGACACTGCTGCTGACACCGCAGCCTATCAGGTGCTGCACTCAATCGATGCTACGGGGCTTTCGATCAGCGTGTCGGCCAACAAGCTGTACAGGCTCGTGCTCACGGGTGAGACCGGGGCGAACGCGGCCGTGGGGCTTGAGTTCTACAGCATCGCAACGCGCATGACCGTCACGAGGGGCTACCCCGGATGACCATCTCCGGCACCACCCGGCAGGACCGCACCTACCCGATGACGGGCGACGGTGTGACCCTGGCGGTCGATGGGCTCACCGCTGGGCATCGCGTCCGCTGGCGTGTCCTCTCTGCTCCCGCGCTCTCCGGGGTGGAGCTGTACGAGGCCCAGATCGAGAACAGCGGCTACCTGCCAACGAAGCCCTGCAACGGGGCCTTGCTCGTCCCCGACACGCATGGCGAGTACGTGCTCGAGGCGGTCGAAGAGACCTTCGCGAGCCATATTCCACACTACAGCAACGACCCAACGAACGCTCTCGAGGAGTGGACCGAGACGGCGACGGAATCGTATTCGGTGTACGTCGGCAGTCGGCTGACGCGCGCCCTCGGTCTCGGGGCCGACCGGGTGACGCTCGAGGCCTTCGCACACGACTCGGGATCGCTCGACGGCGTAATCACGTACTGGCACGACAGGAACCGCTGCCCGAAGCTGATCGACCCGACGACCGACCGGGCAAAGCTCGCGATGGCGATGGCGAACGTGACCGACGCGATTGCCTACTACGGAGGCAAGGGCTACGTCGGCACGGCGGACATGATCGTCGCAGAGACGGACTTTCTCATGGTGCCAGCGTCGCTGCTCGGTCTGATCGTGGGCGGGTTCAACCTGCACATCGCCTACACGACAAACAACGTGCATGGCGCTGCGGACGCGGCAAACGTGATGACTGCCGTCGCGGCTCCGACGGACCTCCCGACGCTGATCACGTACCTCAACACGCTCCGCACGAAGTACATCGCGCACATCGGGCTCGGCGTTGCTACGCATCCGGGCGGAGCAGACGCCACGAACACGCTCACAGCCGCTGCGTGCACGACCCTCGCCACGGCGATCTCGCTCTACATCGACATTCGATCGAAGTACGGCGCCCACCGCATCAGGTACTCGCCGCTCTTCGCCACCGGGCACAGCCTGCCGGGTGACGCGGTATCGACCTCGCGCGAGACATGGCAGCTCGCGCCCAGCACGTCGACCCTCGCGACCATGATCACCAAGGCTGTGGCGCTCGCCGCGGCGTGGGACAGTCACCTCGGGAAGGTGGTCATCTCGGCGGCCTACCACGCGAACGCGGACAGCGACAACGAGATGACCGCGCGCACCCCGATCAGCGATCCCGACCTGATCGCCCTGGTCAACGAGTGCGCAACGAAGCTCGAGGCCCACGCGGCCAACGTCGTTTGGAGTACGAACATCGCAGCGGCGGCCGGCTACCATGCTGTCGTGGACAACGGCTGCAAGGTGCCGACGAGGGCGACCGACAAGGCGTCAGCGATCGAAGTGCTCGACTACCTCTTGTGGGCCTACGTGCATCACGTCGACCATACCGGCGACTGGCATGGTGGAGGCAGCACGGCGAACCCTGGCCGAGCCTACGCCCAAGGGCTCGGTGTGACCCTCATCCACAAGTACCTACTGGACAAGCTCCAGGGTTACGAGACAGCGGCCCCGGCGAACATCCTCGCCACCGTGGACAACATGATCAAGCTCGGCGGGTTTACTGTCGGCTGACCTTGTCGAAGAGTTGCTGAGCCTCGCAGAACGCGATCTGCTTCTTCAGCCCAGCGATGGTCCCGCCCTGCCAGACGATGAACGTGAGCTCGGCCATGCAGAGGACTGAGAGAGCGATGATGGCGGCAACAGCGATCTTCATGGACGTCGACATGACAAAGAACCGTAGCAACCGTAGCACGGAGAACACACGATGACGACTTCCGCACGTTTCCGCCTGGGCAAGTCCGCCGTCGGCACCTCCGGCCCGTGGACCTGGGGCAGCTACGACGCGCCGATCGACGCGTCGGCAAACGACTACATCAAGGCCGAGTTCGAGACGCTCACGGGCATCGACACGGCTTCGTTCGAGGTGTCGAGCGCCGACGAGGTCGTGCTGGCCGCTGGCGTGCCGACGGTCACGACGGTCCCCGCAACGAGGACAGCGACGTTCCGCATCGGGGCCGACCCGGCGTGCTACATCGTCCGGGCCACGGCGAACCCGAACGCTGCGGGGGCGGTGTCCAGCGAGCTCGCGGTGCACATCCTCACGGCGAGCGGTCTGAGGCTCGTGGCGCTTGATGAGACGGACCAGGCCTCCCGCACCTACTACTGGCTGCCAAAGTTGAATGCGATGCTGCGCACCGAGATTTCGGTGGAGACAAGCGTTGCAGCCGTTGTCTCCGTCGCCGTGTCGACCGAGACGGCTACGAGGGCCAGCGCCGATACGTCGTTGACCACACGTTTGTCGACCGAAGAGAGCGCTGGGCTGTCCAAGAACGCGTCGCTTGACACGCGCGTGTCGCAGAACGCCTCTGTCACTACCAGTGCGGATGCCTCGGTCACTACGAGGTTGTCGACGGAGGAGAGCACGCGGCTGAGCCAGGTAAACTCCTTGGTCTCCGGAGCCATGCCGGCGGGCACGCTGGATCAAGTGATGCAGCACAGCGGTGCTGCGTGGGCAGGGAGGGACAATCTCACTCTCCCGGCTGGCGCGGGACGAACGATCACAATCGCGGGTGATGACGGCGGAGCGACGCTCACGATCTCAGGCGGAGCGGACACCGGAGCGGGCGATGTCGGCGGTGATCTCGTGCTCGCGGGCGGGGCGTCGACGAATGGCAACGGGGGCAACACGAGCTTAACCGCTGGGAGCGGCGCTGTCGGCGCTGACGACGGTGAGTTCGCGCTCAATGACGGATCGTCGCATTCGCTGGTAGTCGGCGGCAACGCCGGGCATGAATCGAACTCGACCTACGTCAGGATCTATGCAAGCACGATTGCGTTCCAGGTCAGCTACGACGGCGGCGGGAGCGTGCAGAAGATCGGCTTCTTCGACAAAGGTCCCGCCCCCGTCGTGCAGCAAGACGTGGGCTACTACGGCAACGAAGACTCGAATCTAGGGCACTGCGGCACCACGTTGCTCGCACTGATCAACGCGCTAGTGGCCAATGGCCTGATCACCAAGCACGTGATCCTGGCGTAAGGAAGAGGAATACCATGGCATGGTTCAACGATCTGTGGGCTCGGTTCGGCAAGGTCATTCCTCTCGTCGAGGATCCGGCGGACGCGACGAAGGGTGTCAATCTCAAGGCGGGGGCGCACCAAGGGCTGGCGGTCGAAGGCGTGGCCGGCGGCACAGCCATCCCCGTGAGCGGGACGGTGACGGTCGATGTTTCAACGCTTGCGACGCACGCGAAGCAGGACACTCTCGCGGGCGTCGTGGCAACCCAAACCACCCTTGCCGCGATCAACACGAAGATGACAGCGTGCAATACCGGGGCGGTCACCGTGTCGTCTTGCGCGTTGCCCACCGGAGCGGCGACGTCAGCGCTCCAGACCGCGCAGGGCATCCGCCACACTACGACCCCGTCGAAGGCCGACGCTGCAACGGGCCAGCTCGAAGTCGACAAGAGGGGCTCGGCGTTCGTCAACGCCTCCCTCCGGCACGTCCGCCGCATCCCCCTGACCTCGGGGCTCGCCGCATCCGCCGCCTCTTTCGCTGAGGGTGCGTGCGACTGCCTGCGAGTCACGACAGCGGATGTGGTGGTGTACGCGCAGTGTCCCGAGACCGCCCTCCTGGTCTCGACGATCGGTTCGGACTGGACTGGAGCGGCCGGGTGGACCATGGCGGGGAACGTGTGGACCCACGCCAACGCGGGTGGGACGGGCGATTTGGAGTATACGATCCCCACGGGGCTCACGGTCGGAGACACGGCGCTCGTCTGCTACGGTCTCACGTGGACGAGCGGAACGAGTGTAACGGAAAAGCTCGGCACCGGGGCGGGCGACGCTCGGTCCTCGACCGCCACGCATCGGAAGCTGATCACCTCAGCTGGGAGCGCCAAGATCATCTTCACGCCCACGGACGATGCTGTCTGCTCGATCGATGTGTCCACGGTCCGGGTCATCACCGCAACCCCGCCGATGGCAGCAAACACGTGGGAACCCCAGGCCGCTCTGAACGTGGTCGCCCTAGCGACGAAGGCCACCCCCGCAACGGCGGATACCACGACTGCGGTGTATGCCGGGTGGTACCGCAGGGCTGCGGCTGTGGAGGTGACGTGATGGGCTCCGTGATGGGTGCAGGCGCTGGCGCGGGATTCGGTGGCGGGGCCGTCGATCCGATCGCTGCGGCTGTGGCGAAGTACGGCGGGTTCCTCAACGATCCCGACTTCGCCGGGGCGCTGACGCTGAACACGCAGCCGGACACAACCGGCGATTGGGCTGGTGCCGAATGGGCTGGATCTGGACTCGGGCCGTACACGCATACCGCCGACGTGGGCCACACTGCCGGGCTGGACAAGGCGATCTTGCTCGTCGGGAATCGATATCAGACGGTGTTCACCGTGAGCGACAGGACTGCTGGATCTGTGACGTACTACGCCGGAACGACGGCTGGCACTGCGCGTTCGACGAATGCCACGTTCACCGAGGACTTGACCTGCGCGGGGACTACGTCGCATTTGTTCGTGCCAAGCGCGGATTTCGACGGCGTGGTTACCGTGGTGAGCGTGACGAATCTGTCGATCACGACGACCACGCCTAAGACAGTATCTGCCGCCTTCGCCGGGCTGACGTTCACGCAGGCGACGGCGGCGGAGATGGGGTGGAAGGCGTCGACTACACTGAATGGCAAACAGCCGATCCAGTGCTACGAAGACGACAACGCACGAGGCGACGCGGCAGCAGCGGCGTTCACTGGGATAAATAAGGCGTGGACCGTGCTATTCGTCGTCAAGCAAAGCGCCCAGCCTCCTCGCGCCGCCAAAACGACGTTCTTTTGGGGCGCGTCGAATGCGGGGGCCACAAGTAGGATGGATATGGGAATCCTGTCTACGGGACAGATCTACCTGGACCGTGAGACGGCGGGGACTTGGAAAGACTACACTGGTCCAGCCGGAGACACGAACCTGCATGTGTACGCTGCACGGTTCAATGGCTCAACGCTGCGGCTTTTGCAGGACGGAACGGAACTCGTGGCCGCGAAGGACTTCGCGCTTGCTGGCGACGTGGCCGTCAACAAGTTCCTGCTCAACTCCGGGATCAACACGTATACACGCGCAGGCGCAAACGTGCACGGTGACTTCGTGTGCCTCGACGGTAGCGCCACCGACGCCGAAATCACCGACATCGGCAAAGTTCTTGCGACGAAGTGGGGAGGGACGTGGGCATGATCCTACCGAAAGAAACCGCCACAGCCATCCAAGCCGCCGAGGCGAAGGACAACCGGCTACCGTCCCCGCCGTCGAAGCTGATCGGCGATCGGTGGACGAACGTCTGCCCAGCATGCCTACGGAAGAATCCACCAGTCCTACAGCCATGCTCGACCTTCCCCTGGTCCTGCCCAGCGTGCGGGTGGACTGCGGCGAGCGATCCGAGGGGGTGCTGCACCGCAATCCACGATGTCATGCCGGACCCGAAGGATCCCACGAAGGCGAGCTACCCCGTGAGCAAGTCGGAGATCGAAGCCGCGAAAGCTGCCGCGAAGCCGACCGAGAAACAGAAGGCCATCGCGAGCCTGTCGACGGCGACGGCGGACGTCGGAGCAGAAGCCCCGGCACCGAAGGAGGTAGTCCGATGAGCGAGTATCTGATGCTGGCCTGGTCCTGGGCACTATCTCACCCCGAGATCGTGGTGCCCCTGGTCATCTACATCATGTGGAACGTCGTGCCCAGGACTCCACCGCGGGACCGGCGGCTGTTCGCGTTGTGGGCTCTCGGAGAGCGGCTGATGCTCCTGTCTTGGGACCGGTGGGGTGGCTCGGCGAAAGCGCTGGGCATCGTGTCGCCGGACCCCGTGACGTGGGCGGATGAAGCGCCTACGCGAAAGGTGGAGAAGTGAATCGGATCGATCGCCTTGCGCGCCTCTCCCATGCCCGCGTTCTCG